AGCTTTAGCTGCGACTTCGTTGTGTCCCATAACTGTCAGTTTCTTGCCTGCCATCTCGTTCACAGTGTCTATATGCTTCATCAGAGTTAGAGACTGTGCGCTAGTAAAGTGCTGGAAGAACTTGTCAGTAGCTTTAGCACCATGTCCACCGATCAGGCATGTACCAATCGCCCTAGAGTTATAACCAGCGACGTGTGCCCCGATTTCTTCGAAGTAGTCTCCGTCATTATCTAAGTCTCTACCTCCTAGTAGAGAGCCGTCACGAGCTATGATGAAGTTATAGCCAATGTCGGACCAGCCGCGCTCCTGAGTATGCCACCGCCTGATCTCTTCTCTTTGAGCTTCAGGGGTTGCATCTTTCATCCAGTCAGGCTTAGTATCTGAGCAATGGATGAAATGAAACTTGAGCTTTTTAAGATCACGGCTCATCTTTGTTTCTCCACGTAATGCCATCCTTGGATATGAACCGCATATAGATGTTCACCACCGCCATTATGGCGACGACGATAGCAGCCTGCGCCGCCTCATTAATATGCAACCCAAACCCAGCTACCAGCGTAGCTATCGCATAAACTATGTTGACCCAAACTGTTCTAGACGTCCACCAAAGCTTCATTGACTGTCCCCCGCTCGCTGACGAAGTAACTGAATTACTTCTTGCTGGAACTTCTGATTATCCCTGTTATACTCTTCTTGCTTTAAAGACAAACCACGAAGGCTAGACTTCAACTCACCAAGGTCCTCCTTAAGGTTTTCCTGATTAGTTGTAGCGATAGCCAAGCTGTTAGAGACTGCGTTTTGATCTTTTTCAAGTGCTAAAACTCTGTCTGACACAGCAGCAGTGTTCTGTGCAAGCCTCAGTGCGCTATCGTTATGATTAGTGATGTAGTTGTCGTATTTCTGAGTAGCTAGGTCCAACCTTGCCACAACCCTAGAAATCTCGTTACGTATATCCTGCTGCATATTGTATGCGGCTACCGTACCAGTCACTAGCATAAGGCTGATAGCGATAGTGTGCCTAAGGAAAGGCACTAAAGTAGCAAAGGTTGTAACACCTTCTTTAACAGCGTCTCTAGGCGACATTTATATACCCCACTCCCCCACTAGGGGACTTGTCTGTGCGACGACATTTTCAACGGAGACCCACCAAACTGCTGATTGTGCTTATCGTCAGTCTCAGCAAGTTCAAAGGCTTCGTCGGCCAACCCTTTATAGAGTTCAACTCTGTCGTCCTCTCGTTCAAACATCGCGGCGTGCTTTGCCACCGTGTACAGGTACAAGTTAAGGTGCTCATCCTCAAGCCACGACACGTCCGTGACTGAGTAGTCTGGTATGTCTCTCCTATAGACTAGCGTTAAGTCTCCGGGGTCTGAAGCAGAAAATGGCCCAATTAGCCTCAAGTACAAGTTCTGGTCGTCGCTATCTAAAGCGTAGTACGGCTGCACTCCCCCACCGGGGGACTCCGCTCTCCGCTTATAGATATCACTAAGAGTTGTATTCATGAACGTCTTAGTGCTAGCAGTGAAGTATCCGTCTTGTGCGTTATTAGTCAACGACAAGATGGCTTTAAGGTCAGAGACGTTAGCTGTCAAGTCAAAGTCTTGGGTTTCAGGAGCAATGACTACTGTTTTGTTTCTGACTTGCCAATCCTTAGTTCTTTTATCTAGCTCGTCGTTAGACTGAGCTACAATCTGATCAAAGTAGTCAGAAAGCGCAACGTCATTTTCACGCCATAAATATTTCATGACGTAGGTTTTGAACTGAGCGTAAGTCTGTGCCATTAGTTACCCACCCTGAACCGCCTGTAGTCAATATCGTTTTTAATGCGCTTCATGCAGAAATTAACGAACTCTTTAGAGCCTATTTTAGTCTTACTCTCTTTAGCCCAGTTAGCAGCCGTAATAGGGTCAATCGACCCAACGATACGCTGAGCCGCTTTTCTAGTGCTATATTTATCAATGAAATCGCCGTAAGCCTTCATAGCGTCCATGACAGGCTCGGCGTCAACAGTTTTGTTTACGTGGACAGCGCCTGCGCTGTCCACGGCAACTGTTTCTCTAGGCTTTAGATACCGACGACGATAGAGTTCAGCAAGAAGCTGTTCCTCTTTAACCGTCAGTGGAAGTCCTTGAGCTACGGCGGCTTCGGCTTTGGCGAGGATGATCTTCAGCTTCTCCGCTGTCTCCCTCTGTTCCAGCCTCTCCGTCGCTTCCGCTTCCGCTAACGTCGTCGGCAGCTTCAGTCTGCGATTGTCCGCCATCATCATCATCAAAAGTAGGCAGCTCAACCCGGATGAAGTTCTTATTCAGGTAGTCTTGAGCCTCTTTTCTGCTGAGAAAGGCCAAGTCTCCCGGAACGCAGTACCGCGAAGCGCTATCTCGGATAGTGGATCGAAGCACTCGAAACGCTTTCATGCCGCTAGGGCACTTATCATCGGGTGAACAAGTTGAACGTGCCATCTAGGCGTCTCCTGTCGATGGAAGGTGTCCCCCAGTGGGGGACACCAGTTAGCCTTAGGTCAGAGCGTTGGTCGTGTCACGAATGACGCCATGCGCCTTTTCGTTATCGACCTGAAGCCCGTACTCACACCAGATCAGGCGGGAGATGGAGTGTCCGGTCTCGGCCAGAGGTTTCTGCTGCACTTCATCGAGGAAAGCAACAGCATAGTAGTCAGGGTCGAGAACAAAGACGTTGTAACTGTTGTTCGCTCCAGCAGGGTTATTAGTGCGCTGGAAACGGTTCGGGACAACAGTCAACTCGCCAAAGTCGCTATCGTAGAAGTCGATCGACGCGACCAGCTTCTTATCAATGGCGTCCTTGTAGCGAGTAGAGTTGCCGGTGAACGCCGTAGAGATGCGGCGCTTGTTGCCGGAGTTGCACATGATGATGGACGCCTTGCCACCCTCAGTCCAGACTTCCTGAATGATCTGGTTAAGGTTAGCCTCGGAGAACACCACCGGAGTAGTACCGGCAGTAGCAGCAGCGTTCGGGTAGCCCTCAGTAGTGCCAGAGAGCGTAGGATCAGCGCCGCCAGCCACAAAGACAGTGTTAGTCTTGAGGAAGGCTGGGAAGCCAGCAGTGATACGAGCGTTGCCAGACGACGCAGCACTAGCAGCCACGTTATCAAGAAGCATACCCTCCATATCGCGCTTAAGCTCTTTCATCTTAAGCACGATCTGCTGCGCAATGCGCTGCACGTTCTGAGCCGCAGCATCGACAGCCTGCGCGGTGTGAGACACCTTCGCAACCTTGTCAGAAATCTGCGTGTAGTTGGAAAGCCGCTTGGCATTGTTCGGAGCATCCGTAGCAGGAGCGTCCTCACCTTCAGCCGTCCGGTTAGTATAGTTCAGAGCGGTCAGTTCAACGACCGTCCACTCAAAGAGCGTGTTGCTCGCCGTCTCAGTGCGTCCAGCAGCCTGGAACGGGCACTCTTCCGGCGAAATCATAGTGTACGCTTCCTGCAAATCCTCGCGGATCACGGAAACGTCGTATGTTTCGTTGGTATTGGCATCAACTGCCATTTGAAGCCCCTTAGGTCAGCAAGGTAGCCGCGATATCCTTTACCGAGCCAGTTTTCTTAGCTCGTTCAACGGCTGCCTGACGGGTTTTATCATTCTGGCGTGCCCGTGTCTTTGCAGAGGTATTACCAGATTTAAGACGCCGCACCTTCTTGCGCTTCTGACCTTCTAAGTCCTTCGGGTCACGTTCTTTGGTCTTGTCCATGAGATTACGGTACTTCATTGCGTCACGAACCAAAAGGAACATGCGCGGGTCCAGAGCATTGGCAATTTCTGCCTGACTGTATCCATAAGCCATAGCTGTGTCTGCCATGCGCTTAAAGTAGTGCTGCCCAGTCTTAGGATCAACAAGCTCAGGAATTTCCTGAGCAATGACCTGTGCGGCAACTTTTCCGTACTCTTCAAGGCGCTGAGACCGCTGCTTCTCAAGCGCCACTTTCTTTTCATCGAAGTATTTCTTAGCCGCAGCAATCCTAGCCTGATCCTGATTGTAAGCGTCAAGATGGCGTATATATTGCTCGGGGTTCTCAGCCTTTAGCTTAGCGGTAGGGGCCGGGATTACTTCTTTGAACAGACTCTCATCTAGACCGTCAAAAACCTGTCGAATGGCTAGTTCGTCAGCGTGCAGCTTTTCAAGCGCTGATGTACGCTCCGCATGAGCGGTTTTACGTAGTTCAGTCGCTTCCTGAAGGCGCTTCTCAATAGCACCTTCACCAGAGAAGGCTTTCTTAAGCTCACCAATGGAGACTTCGCGTTCCTCGCCATCAACAACCACGTCAATCAACGTAGCGTCGTCAAGGTCAAGGTACTCTATCTCGTCGTCGTGCTCGTCGCCTGCTTCGTCATCGTCCTCCGAAGCTTCAGCCTCAGGAGGTAGCTCATCTTGGTCATCTCCCCCACTGGGGGACTGTTCTTCTTCAAGAACTTCTTCAGGAGCTTCTTCATCCTGTGGGTCATCAACAGGAGGCTCCTTAGTGCTAGCAACAAGCATAGCAGCAATGTCCACGTCGGACTTTGCCCCCTCTTGTTTCTCTACCAGCTTATTCATTGGTGTCCCTTTGCTCTGCAAGGTTAGTGATCCAAGTTCCGAAGTCGTCTAACGCCATATGCTTAACATAACACTCTTCTCTGAGAGCAGTTTCATCTGGCGCAGTATTGACTAATTGCAGTATATAGTCTTTTTTCATCCATGTCAATACTATATCTAGGTCAGGGCTGCTAGCCAGTCGATTGATTGCGTGTAGCACTTCCCTCGGTAGATTTGGGCTTGCTAGCGTCTTGCTCTCGTTTGATCTTGGCATCTAAGGCCCCTTGTCCTATCTTAGCGAGGTCGATAACCCTCTGCTGTGCCATGTCGTCCCTACGGAAGTCCATTTCCTCAGAGAACTGTAGTGCGTCCTTCTGAAGCTCAGCGTGTTTAACAGCACGGTCTGTCATGATCTTCAGTTGGTTAGTGCGGGCTTTAAGGCTCTCAGTCATAAACAGAGCTTTACCCGGATCAAGCGGCTGGTTCTCACGCTGGCTCTGCGCCTGCATAGCGCGCTGCTGCATAAGCTGCTGACCGATAATCTGTTCTTCAGTGCGGCCAATATAAGTAAAGTACCGCCCCGGATCGTAGATACCGCCTATCTCAAGCATGTCCTCTAAAGTGTTGTAAATCTGAGATAGAGACGTGAACGGGTTATCAACCCCAAACGTCTGCATATACTCTTTCTGCTGTTGGAGAATGAACTGAAGCGTACCGAACTTCTGTTCAGGGCTGGTAGTACCTATCCCCACGCGGGGGATAGCTGTCAGATTTGGGTCAAACCTAGAAATGTCTACAGGGACAACGGCGTCCTTATAGATCATCATTTGCCTACTGTCCATGTGCCGCATGGCTAAACGCAGCGCCATCCTGAACAGAGGGATCATACCAGTCTCAACGATGTTACGAACAATCAATTCGACCTGCCCTTGCGACAGACTGATTGTGTTCATAACAGCGTTTTTGTCAGTAGATTGAAGAGCGTCAGGGTCCAACCCTCTAGCGGCTTTAGTGACACCTACGCGCATTTCTGCGTCACGTTCAAGCCATTCTAGAAACGGCATTAGACCCTGAGCCGTAAATGGTATGTCAACGTACTGGATTTCTGCTTTTCCCTTGGTGCGGATTGGGGCACCAATGGAATTGTTCATCAAGTCGTTGAAGTTTACGCGATTGGGGTCAGCGGCGGGTCTCGGATTGTTAGCCTGATGCGCGTTATCGACAATCGCTCGGAGAATAGAAGTCTCGTTATCTTGGCTCTGTTTTGTGAGGTCCACGATAGACCTGCCAATAACAGTGAACGGCATAGGATCAACAGACACCAGAGCAATGCAGAAATCCTCAATCTGCTCATGGTGAAGGTATTCATACTTTGACCCTCCTAGATAAAAGACGTATTTCTCAGGAACGCCGTCTCCATCCATATCAAAGTAGCAGTATGCCTCAGTCAGCAAAAACTTATGCTGCATAAGGTCAACCGTCTTTTCGTCGCTCTCGTCAGGGGTATAGCCCCGCCTCAGCGTCTCTGGACTCGCAGCGTCATTAGTTTTCGGGTCGTTATTGTCTAGATCACGCCAGTTATCGTACTCTAGACCTAGTTCTATAGCCTCCCCTACAGTTACAGAGCGCCTGTGGCCGTGCAAACCGTCCAGACTGCTAGCGTTTCGACGGACGAAAAACTCATAAATCGGGAAGGCTTCAAACGATATTTTACCGTTTGTATAGTACCTTGTACCCCTTAAATCGAACAGTTGCTCTCCCCCAGTGGGGGACTCGTGCTCAGAAACCTCTTCAATTACGATATCTTCGACTTCTTTATACGCAAGAACCTCTTCAGCGGTGATCCCCGTCACATAAATATGCTCTGGAGCCGGGTTTTCTTCCCAAACAACCTTAATCGGCCCACTTTTGAGCTTCATACTCTCCAAAGTGGCGTCATAGAGGCTTTTATAGCCACCAGCAGCATTGAAAAGGTGATTGATCCACAGTCCTTGACGCGAAATATAGGCTGCGTCTCTAACGCTGCATGGAATATACTCTACAGGCTTCTTGGCTTGCAGTAAAATTCGCATCACGTTAGGCATTAAGGCCCGGATAACGTCCCGAGCCTCGGTTTTCACGATGGTTGAACGACCTTTCTCTGTTTCAAGGTCACATTTTCCAGCGAAATACGCCTCTCCAATGTCCCAGTCTTGACTAAACTCAGACACCATAAAGTTATAGGCTTCTTCAACAGCCCATGACAGTTCATTTACGGCATCGTCAAGAGAGATACCAAAGTCGTTCGCCATCGTTATACCAGCCTGTTACGGTTTGCGCTTGATGGTCAGATCAGCAGCGGCACCGGCATAGGTAGGACGTGGCTTCTGCCTCGGCTCCATAGCATTGAAGTCTGCCATGCCATTGGTTCGCTTCTCGTATCCTCCATTGCAATCCTTGAACGGAGCGCTTTTAGGAGGGCTACCTTTTAGACCAGTCGAGTATCTTCCGATTTTGTTCATCACATCACCAGTGCTACGACTTTGCAAGTAATGTTGACACTTGTACCAGCAGTGACCCTAGGGCGTACAAACGGATACGGCTGTGCAGAAAGAGCCTGCCCAGCAGCGGTAAGAGAGATAGCAGACCCAGCCAAGTTGTTCATGGCGGTCCAAGTGATACCATCAAGAGACCCTTCGATAGTAACAGCCCCGCCAGTCGTGAAGTCATTAGAGGCTTTAAGCCCGATCATCTGAGGAACGCCAAAAGCGGACAGGTCAACGCCTTGCCCGTCATCGGCTTCTGTCAGATCAGCAGCATAGGTAATTTCTACCCTGTGCTTACTGACCCTATTTACTGTTGCGGCTCTTGTCGTCATTTCTTCAACCCATTATCGCGAGCTTTAGGGTCAACCTTCGAATGACGATACTTGGAAGCAGTCATACCTTCATGACCAGCCGTGCAAGGGTCTTTCTTCTGGCTTCCACGAGTAGAGAAAATCCCGGTGGGCTTATCTCCTTTCGTCGGTGTAGGGTCAATAGCGCCCCGAATACCTGCCATGTTCAGTCTCCTGTTGATGTTCCATCTAAAGCCGCCCTGACCATGCAGTCTTTAGCCTCAAGCAGCTTCCTAAGACCGGCGGACTTTTCGGCGCACTCTGGCAACCTAGCATCTAGGTCATCAGCCAAAGTATAGAATGGCTCAGACACCTTCTGAAGATAATCCGGCAAATGGCTGTAAGAGAAATACCGGAGAATGCCAGCAGGCTTTAACCTAGACACTACTTACCGCCGTTTCCGTCTTTTGACTGCGAATAACCGGACTTCTTAGAAGTCAGCGTACTGACAAGCCCTTTGACCGTTTTCTCACCAGCCGTGCGCTTTACTCCACCGCCCATTTTGCAGCACTCGCCCTCGCTTTTACCGTCGCGAGTGTGGCTCATGCGACCCATGAAGCTCTTTGCCTTTGACGCCATGATCCACCTTTAAAAAGGTGTCCCCCAGTGGGGGACACAGTTGGACAGGGAGGAGATACGATCTCCAAAAAGGGGACTACACCCCCATAATTACAGTAACACACAACATTTAGTATGTCAATAACTATTTTATACTACGCTTGGTGCCCGGTACTTGCTAACGTCCACTTTGCTCCATGACTCTTCAACAGCACCGTTTATCACAGCGCCGTCACCTGCAAACGTCAAGCACAACCCGTCAGCCAAGTTAGGAGACGGCAAACCTCTCCGTTTCAGCTTCTCCTTGCTCTCAACCTGAATTTTACCATTACTCATATACTCACTCTCGATACTGCACAGTTCATGCGTCAGCTTCTCAACATAAGGGTTTTCTCGCTTTGTCGGCATCGTCACGTCCATAGCTTCGAACCAATGGCGTACCTCATACCATAGCTCATCCCGCAACCGGACGTACCGATCAGACACCGCCGCTACCTCGCTCACGTTCACTGGAACGACCGGCAACCCTAATTCT